TCATGAGCTTCGACAGTCTTCTGAACCAGTCCGCAACGATTCGACGCCTCACCGGGGCTGTCGACCGCTACGGCAATGTCGAGAAGACATACGAGAACGATGAGACCATTCGAGTTCGCGTCGACCAGCAGAATGCCTCAGAGATTGAGATCAACGCTGGCAGCACAACAACCACCGCCCGCATCTACACCCGCTATCTTGACATCAACGCCCATGATGAACTCGTCATCGACGGAGTCACTTGGAGAATCATCGGCGAGCCAATCGTCCGGCAGACCGCATCACTGTTCCACCACCTTGAGATCAATGCAGAGCAGGTGACAGCATGAAGGAAGGCTTCGAGTTCGTCGAGTTCGACTTCGACGCTGTCTGGGCTGCCATCAGCCGCAGCACTCAACTTCGCGGCTACATGGAGAACCTTGCTGCGCAAGTTGAGTCACAGGCCACAGCCCTCGGTCGGTCGGAGGCCTACGATGAGGGCTACTACGCAGACCTGTTCTCATCCACTGTCGCATCAGCGGCAGAGGTTCGCAGAGAGTTCACTGACACATACAACAAGCGTCGCAACCGGCGTCGACGCGGAACAACCAGCAGGGTCATTGACAGACCGACCGTGCCTGGGGAAGACGGCAAGCCTGTCAGAATCAAGGGTGACCCTGATGGCAGCGAATACGGTGGAGCAGTTGGCGTGGTCGCCAACTCAGACTTCAAGGCTGTGTGGGTCGAATACGGCTCAATCGCCAAGGGTCCGCGCTTCATCATGTCTCGAGCTGCGGAGGCCGTTGCAGCACAGAACGATGCCGAGTGGGAGCCGCTCTATGCCAAGACACACGAGCAGAACACCGGAGCGCTTGCTGAGAAAATCAGCCAAGGCATGATCGCCAAGAACAACGGCGGAAGGTTCGGAGGGAAGAACAAGTGACCTATCAGAAAATCCCTGACATCGAGACCATCGTCGTGCAGTTCCTCAACGACAGCGCATCAGTCGCTGAGATCGCTGGGGAGAACTGCGCATCAACAGAACTGCCACCCAACACTACCCTGCCCAGAATCAGGGTCTCGCTTGCCGGTGGCTCGCCAGTCGTCCGAGGCTGGCTCTACGCACCGAGAGTTCAGATCGAGGCATGGGCTGAAAGCAAGACCGAGGCCTTCGACCTGTTCACTGAGGCAGCAGTCGTCTTGGAGAACGGGCTGGACGGGGCACAGTTCCCTGAAGGGATAGTGACCTCGTTCACCCAAGAGACTGGGCTGTCTTGGTCGCCTGATCCCACCACGAACACGCCGAGGTATCTCGCCGGATTCGTGGCGCACATTCACCCGAACACATAGGAGACAAACAGATGGCAGCAAACGCAGCAGAAGTAGTTGTCGGCTCAGGAGGCAAGGTCTACATCGCCCCGGTCGGCACACCAGAACCGAACACACCAACAGAAGCACTCAACGCAGCATTCAAGGACTTGGGCTACATCTCAGAAGATGGCGTCTCGGCATCCTTCGGTGTCACAGTTGAGGACATCAACGCATTCCAGTCACTTCTACCGATCCGTCGAGTAGTCACAGGCCGCACAGCCGACCTGTCATTCACTTGCCGTCAGTGGAACGCAGACACATTCTCACTTGCTCTCGGCGGAGGCTCATTCGATGAGTCCGGTGGGAACTACATCTTCTACCCACCAGCCAACAACGACGCACTCGCAGAGTGGGCAGTCGTCATCGAATGGAACGACGGCACCAAGAACTATCGTCTGATCGTTCGTCGCGCTGTGGTCACAGATGCAGTTGAGACACAGATCGTTCGCAACGCAGCAGCAGACCTTCCTGTCACACTGAGCGTTCTCGGTTCAGAGGCCACCGATGCGTGGTATCTCTTCACCGACGACGACGCATTCGACGCGGGAGCCTAGTAGATGAGTCGCATCATCGATCTTGATGCGGCGCGAGCAGCAAGGGCAGAGGCGCAAGCCGAAGCCCCAGTCATCCGCTTCAATGGGACTGACTACACACTGCCTGCAGAACTTCCATGGAGTATCGTGGAGGCCGCATCGACCGGAGAAACCAAGACAATCGTCAGCGCAGTCAAGTCACTGCTGGGTGATCAGTGGCCGGACTTCGAGAAGAAGGGCGTGTCTGTCTCTGACATGACCACCCTCATCGAAAACATCGCGACAGTCTACGGAACCAGCTCGGGGGAATGACCGGCCTCAGCCGTCTCGTCGAGGACAACTTCGGGGCGGCTGAGGCGGACTGGCGACGATTCTACGGACGCAGTCTGAAGCAAGACTTGTGGGGCACCAACCATCTGGGTGCTCGTGAGGTCGTTCAGATGATGCGCTGGCTTCCACCAGAAGCAGCTCTGTGGCGATCTGCCGGGACGAGTTGGTCAACGGAGAACGAACTTCAAGCCGCAACAGTCGAGATGCTCGATGCTCTGTTGCGCACATACATTCAAGCACACAGCAAGCCGAACGCGAAGAAGCCAACACCGCTGCGCATTCCAAGACCGTGGGACAAGGCTGAAAAACAAGTCAAGCGGCGCACAACTCTTGGAGAGATGCTCGGAAACGGCTTGGCCGTTCGGAAGGCACCAAGTCACAAGGGTGGTGAGTAGCGATGGCCGGTATTGAAGCAGGTCTGATCAATGTCCTCATCGCGCCCAAACTCGTTCAGGACTTCGCAGGCAAGTTGGGATTCGATCTCGACAAGGGTGTCGGAGATGCTGGAGAGAAGGCTGGAGAGAGCCTAGGAAAGCGCCTGGGCGAAGGATTCAGCAAGACAGGCAAGAGCCTGACCAAGAATGTGACGGCACCAATCGTCGCTGGCTTCGGAGTGCTCATTGCCAACGCCCTCAATGTCGACGAAGCATTCGATACACTTCGTGCCAAGACCGGCCTCGTTGGAGCGGAGGCCGAAGCACTTCAGCAGTCGTTCAAAAATGTCGCAGCCAATGTCCCAGCATCACTCGACGAAGTCGCTGCATCAGTCTCATCACTGACCATTGAACTAGGTCTCTCTGGCAAGCCACTCGAAGAACTCTCGACTGCCTTCCTACAACTTCAGGAAGTCACAGGGGAGGCTCTTGATCCCAAGTCGTTCTCAGATGTAGCCAAGCGATTCCAGATTCCATCTGATCAGTTGGTAGGAAGCCTTGACCAGTTGCTTCGCGCATCACAGAACACTGGTGTCAGCATCGGTCAACTCACATCTGCTCTCGAGAGCAACGCAGCAACACTGACTGAGTTGGGCTTCTCATACACAGAGAGCATCGCGTTCATTGGAGGTCTCGAGAAGGCTGGCTTCAACGCTGCACAGGTTCTCGGTGGTCTTCGCAAGGCATACCTCACAGCAATCGGTGGTGACGAGGATGCAGAGAAAGCATCTCAAGACATCGCCAAAGCAACCGATGCCCGGACCAAGGCAGAGCAAGACCTCGCAGTAGCGCAGCTCAAGTTGCAGGAACTGCAAGCCAAGGGCGGACCGGGATCGCGGGAAGCAGCCAAGGAGACCGAGCGTCTCGCCAAGTTGACCCAGCAACTGACACAGAAGAGGGACGCTCTCGCACTTGCGGAGATGAAACTCACAGAACTCTACAAGGGCAAGGGACCAGCAGACGCTGGTGCAGCGCAGCTCAAGTTGCAGGAGAAGATACGAGTCAAGACCGGCGAACTGCAGGTCGCTCAGCAGAAACTCAATGAGGTTCTCGCCAACCCGAAGGCCGCTCAATCGGCAGTGCTGGCAGCACAGAACGCTGTCCAGAAGGTCACCAATGAGATCAGCGCACTCAAGGCAGAAGCAGCCAAGCCGGTCGAGTTGAAGTTCGGGTCAGACACCGCAATCGCATCAGCACAACTGGCCGTGAACAAGTTGGTCGATGACATCAGCAACCTTGAAAAAGAAGCCGCCAAGGGACCGGCAGCCGGTGCGACTGCAGCGGGCAGCGAGATTCTGAAGGTTCAGAACGAAATCGCTCGACTTCAGCAAGAGATCGCAGACAGCAACGGAGTCATCGAAGGCGCACAGGCAGCGCTTGCTCAGTCAGCCAAGAACAGCGGCAAGAGCATCGGTGAGTTCACCCTCGAGTCGATTGCGAACATCAAGCGCCTCGTGGAAGCAGGAGATGACGCAGCAGCCAACGCCAAGGCGAAGGAACTCTTCGGGCGATCAGCAATCGAAACGCTTCAGGCTGTTGAGGCAGGGGCCTTCGACTTCACTGCTCTCGCCAAGGAGATTGAGTTCGGCACCGAGAGCGTTCAGACCGCATTCCTCGCTGTTGTCGACTTCCCACAGCAACTCGCAATCTTCCGCAACCGTCTTGGTCTCGCTCTTCAGCCGGTAGGCGCTCAACTCTTCCCGGTCATCGAGAAGTCCATTGCGACCGTGCTTCCACTGGTCGAGAAACTCATCAACCTGTTCGTCAGCCTTCCCGAAGGCGTTCAGATGACCATCATTGGACTCGTTGGCTTGGCCGCAGCCGTTGGTC